TGGTATTTATCTTTTGTTGGGTTTATTTCAATATCTGAGTAAAAAGATAGTCCAAAGTCCTCAACTATTATTTGTTGCTCAACTTGGTCAATATACTCTTGAAACTTTAAAGCATTAAAGGAAGATACCGCAATGCGATACCTCCCTTTAAAATCATTTATATTAATTAAATAAGACATTATATTAAGTTTTGTTTCTTAAAGATACAATAAAATTCAAAAGTCAATTCAACTTGTTGTCCTTTTTTAAGGTGCTGAGTTTCTTTTAAAATTTTAAACTCCTTGTAACCTTTATAAAACTTAATAGTTCAGCCTTTTTTTTAGTCGCTTTACTTACCGCCATAATATAATATAATTAGTTAGTTAGTAATCCTTTAGTTATTGCAGTTTTTGCAGTTGCAATATCTCCATAAACAATAGCTAGTGCCTTGTTAGTTGACATAACAGTACAAGCTCTTAACTCTCCAACCATAGTAACTAAATTCTTAGTTAAATCGTCTGAATCATAACCAACCTCAATGTTAAAGTTTTCCCAGTTGTATAATTCAACAGCAGAACGGTCATAAACTAGAAATTTTCCAGCCTCTAATCCAGCGTTTTCAATTACAGGAACTCCCATAAATAAAAATTGACCATTTACATAAACAGCATCAGTCCCTTTACTCATTAACATTAAAGCATAATCACTAGGGTTTAACATAATAACATTAGCAGAGTAACCAGCTAAAGAAATTTGAGTTAATGCCGTTCTCATAACATCAAATGTATTTGGGTTTTCAACCTCTGAGGCAAATGCACCAGCAGAATAAGGCGTTGCCTTTGTGATAATTCCCTCAATAGCAGTTGATCCACCAGCACCACTTAATACCTCAGTTGCTAATTTGTCTAAAACAACAGTTCTAAGCTCGTCATTAATTGCACCTCTCATATAAGATACATCATTTAACATCTCTCTAGAAACCTTAACAAACGCTGTAATCTTTTGAACTTTTGTAGACTCAATTACAAAATCAAAATCAACTTGGTTTTTAAGTAGTCCCTCTCCAGTATAATCAGCTTGGCCATCTCGGTTCCTTTTATCAACCCACTCAATAAAGGGACTAGATGCGTTACGAGATGATACGTAAGCTAATACGTTGTTAATCGGTGTTAATGGCAAGTCATTAAATAAAGGTAGTCTTTGAGCTTGTACATAGTCCCCACCTGAATAGTTACCTGTTAACATAGTTCCTGACGCTTTAACAGATAAGTTAATTTGGCCAGCTCCTTTTTCTTTCAATCCTGTAAACTCAACCTCTTTTTGAGATAATAAAGACTTTAAAGATACTTCGCCTTTTTTCTCACTTGGTAAAGATGCCTTAATAGCTATCCCCATATCTTTTAACACTACGTTAAGAGCTTTTTGCTGGTCTACCAAACCTTTTCTAAACTCTTCTTTTAAAGTTGATATATCTTCTTTTGATGCTTTTGATGAGATAGCCTCCTCAATTTCAACTCTTTTAACCTCGTTATGGTCATTAAATAACTCAGCTTGTTTTGAGCCCTCTAATTTAGCGAAATCCTCGCTAGACAATCCTTTTTCTGCTAAAAATTCTTTGAATTTCATAATTAATATGTTTTAAAATTTAGATAAATTTACGAAAAAATTATTAGAAATATCTAACGGCTGACTCCCTTTAACTGTCTTTGCAAATGACGGGTTAAATTTTGCTAGTGTTTCGTATTCAAAACAAAGTTTCCTAAGTTGTAATTCTATTAAGTCGCCACCTTTAGCAACCATTTTTAATAATAATTCTCTTTCCTGGGCTATCCTTTCAAGTATGGCCTCCTTTTGTTCTAGGCTTTTTATTACTGTCATATTTGGGGTTTCACTATTCGCACCAAGTCCAACCATTGAGCCCTCAAATAACTTAACCTCGTTTAATTCATAAGCTCCGTTATCAAGCTCTTTTATTTTGTCCCCAACATACATAAAACCTACTGAGTGCTCTCTAATAATGCCCTCTTTATACATTCTAAAAGCGTCCTCGCCGTCTGTATGAGTTCCAAGTTCGCTTTCAAAATATAAACCCTCGCTATGCTCTTCCAATACTTTAAGGTTTCCAATAGGTCTATTCATATCGTGAAAAGCTAAATGTAATATCTTTCTATTACTCTCAGACTTTACCCCTCGCTCATTAATAGACTTACTAAAAGCTCCCTTAGTAAATACCTCATTATGAGAGTCCACATTATCAAAACTAGCAAAGTAACCCTTAACTAGCCTTTTACCGCTGTTGTCTTTTACCTCAAAATCTAAACTATTGCTCTTTTGGCTGTACCCCTGTTTTTTCATCTTCCTTTTGTATTGCTAGAATTTCATCTAAATTAACCTCTATATTACTATTCCATTGATAATTCAAAGTTTGTAGTACCTTATTCATTAATGGTATGCAAACATCATTATAATAGTCCCTTGTTGCCTCTAATCTGTTGTTATAAGTTTTATTTTGTGGATCATTAAATAAAGCACTATCAACGCCAAAACTTGAGCAAATAATACGTAAAAAAGAAACACTAGCCGTATCTAGCATTAAATCTTTAGGGCTNTTTCCTATCTCAGTATAATTTACAGGCGTTGAGCTGGTTAATATTTTACCATANTTATCACTNCCNCCTATCCTGTTGTCCCTAAATTGGTTGTCTATTTCTGTCCTTTCTCTTGGTGTTAATGGTAATTGGCTATCTGTTGACGTTACAAAACCAACAGCCCCCTTATTTTTAAATAAGTGCCTCTGTGCATTGATAACCTCGTTACTCGCTAAATATGTTTTTTGTAATGCCCTTAATGGAGATGTACCAAACCATTGNTCATCGCCATTATCTATAATGTTTGCGAATTTAATATGTATTAACTCGTTAGGTAATATTTTTATTTGCCTACCATTGCCATTGTCATAAATAGCATAAATAAACTCGCCCTCTCCATCAAAATAAGGATCTAAGTATTGAGTATTTAAAACCTTAATAGTGTCAGGAACTCCCATAAAATTACCCTCACAATAACCAAAGGCGTTACCCGTTGCCAATAATGATGTAATCAAAGCTTCAAAGAAATCATTTTGAAACATTGATACGTTTGGTTTTTCAAGTAAGCTCTCAACATCTGAGCTATTATANTNNAAAGGTAGCCTGCCTACTGTTTTGGCTATTCTGTTAATAACTTGGTTTACATAAGGGTTTAAAGCGTAGCCCTCGTTAATATAGTTAGCCGTATTTTGATCCTCATCAAATGAGTTATTAAATAAGTCCTTTACCTGTTTTTGTGAGTAAAAACCTACTGACTTTGTTTTTAATCCTAATACTTTTTTTAAATTATCAAACATATATTTTTTATCTATAATGGGCTAAACTATATCTCAATGCGTCTATTAAGTGATTCCATTTATCCTGAGGCACTAATTTACCAGCTTTCTCAATATAACTATAATTTTGGAACTCACTTTGTAAATTTAATGATTTTTTATTTAAATGTATTTTAAATGACTTAATTCTTTTTATTCCCTCAATAATAGTACCAGCACCTTTTTTAGCTGGGACGCTCATAATATCATAATTAAGCCTTAAATCTGCAATACTCTTAGGCTCTGCCGAGTCGCAAAAAACAAGCTCATCTTGTACTATTGGCTTTATTATCTCTGCAATATCTCCATTTAACAAACCCTTTTCGTATAATATCTCAGTTATATAAATGTTATTACCTGATATAATAGTTTCAACCCTTCCATTCGGATCGTTAGCATAGCCAAAATCTAAGCCGTAAAACTTATAGTCATACTCTCTTGGTGCTACATCAAATAAATCATAGTTTCTAAATATCTTATTCTCAGCGTCTGCTCTTTCTCCTTGCCCGTAAACTTTCCAAAGGAACTCATCGGCTGTACCTAAAATTTGGTTTCTCTCTGTTGGTTCATAACCTAGTATCTTTTTTTTAACCTCTGCTGGTACAAAAGGGTTATCTAATACAGTTGATTTAAACAAAAGTACGTCCTCTCTTTTGTCAGCCACATCATAAGCCCAATGAATCGTACTACTAGGGTTGTAATCTAATATCCAAAAATCATTCGTACGCTGTTCCAACTGATCAAATGTAAATTTGTCAATAGGCATAATTTCGTTTAACCAAAAGATATTCTGTTTAAGTCCGTGGGTTTTGTTTGGGTTATCATTTACGCCAATATATCTAATAAGGTTGCCGTTAAAAGATATATGTTTTTCTGACTTATTCCATTTATAGTCAGGACGGCTTAAAACTCCTAGCGTTTGAAATATCTCAAACATATCTGGCAATATAGTATCTTTAATATCTGTTAATGTTTCCCTCCCTATTGTTATTGTTACTCCTTGGTTTTGTAGCAAATAAAGNGTTAAAAATTGTATTATAGCATAAGTCTTGCCACTACGTGAGCCACCCTCTAAAATAATACCCCTATTGNCTGAGTAATTACTTTGCAGTATATCAAAATTTTTAGATACTTCTATGTTCATAATGTAAATATACAAAAAAAGCCCCCAATATTAGAGGCTCTTGTTTGTGGGTTTGGGTATTCTTTTATTTTAGCTGTAATATGCTTGATAAAAACTATCCTCTTTTTGTTGCTCTTTGCTATAAACATCTAAAGCA